ATCAGTAACACCAGAACTTGGCCCACCAAGAACTAGATTTACATCTACTCCTTCAGCGTCACCAAACTTATCATAAGCAAGTTCTAATTCACCAGCAGTAACAGAATAATCATCTGTTCCACCTGTTAAAGAAACAGTAGTAATAGGAATAATCGCTGTATATGTAGTTGTAGTATCCGTTCCCCAGTTTGTTCCAGCGGTAAGATGATCACCCCAAAAAATAAATGAAGACTGATTAAATATTACTGTTGGATAATAAATACTATCTCCTTGGGGCCCTTTAGCAGCAGAGTTTTTCGAAAGATTAGCATAAGTCTCTATAACAGCATTGACTCTTTGTCCAGCAGTATTAACATCAGAACCAGTAATATCTCCAGTTGTATCAAATACTGCAATATGCATTTCATCACCAGCACCACGACTATTTTGTAGGTTGTATGCAGATTGTCTTGGAGCAGCATTAAATAGATCAGCAAATCTCCAACGTCTTGTAATCAAAGCATTATCAGGGATAATAGTTTGCAATCCACCGCTATCTGGATCATCTTTTAGACGAATAGTCAACACTTCACCAGAAATACCAGTGACTTCGTATTGGGTATCACCAGCTTCTACAGAAGCGTAAACTGAAAATGCTAAAACAACATCATCTGCAACTGTAATAGCTTTATCTAAAACAAAAACTGTTGCTGAAGTAACTGTTTTAACTTTAACTATCTCAGTAATACCAGCACCGATAACACGATTGCCTACTGCAACCGTACCAGAACCACCATCAACTGTAAGGTTAATGGAAGCAGTAACAGCACCAGCAACGACTTTTGTGATATCAAAGGCTTCATGAAACTTGATCATGTCTCCAACTTGGAAAGCAAACCCTGCTTCATCAGCATCATCAACTGTAATCGTTTTATCACCAATAGCTCCAGCACCGTTTACTAGGTTGTTTGAACCCAAGTCTTGCTCGTATGATGCAGCAGAAGGACAAACTTCAATACCAATTGAGTTACCTAAAGTACCAGCAGAACGTGAAAGCCAATCGTTTGTAGTACTTTGACCATCACCTGTAGTTGAATAGAAGTCACTAATATAATGATCGTCATCACGAACCAATACACCACTAGCTTCACCCGCATTAACAATTGCAGATTCCGGCCGGACCACCTTGAGTGTATTACTATATTTTAGAAAATTAGAAGCAGTAAACCAAAATTCAAAATTATCTGCATTTGGTTTACCAAAATTATTGAGGAGGTCAGCTTCAGAAGTGATTGTAACTATTGAAGATACAGGGCCCTTTTGGAAAGGTCCAGCAATTGCACCAATTGTGGTATCAACTGATGGTACTACATTAGTTAAATCAATCTCTTTGACATGAACGCCAGGAGAAACTAGAAAAGACATAAATTGTACTCCTTATCTTTAAGAGTTGGTTATTTTGTTTACACAGATATTTATAAAAAAAGAAACTTTCAAAAACTGTTTTTATAAGTGTTATAACATATAAATAATAATATGGTAAATGCACATTATGAAAAGTATAAAGACACTATCAAAAAGGTAGCTCGTAGAAACTATCGTAAAAGAATTATTTTGTTAAATGAAAATTTAGCTAATAAATCTTGTAAACATTGTGGTGAGAGCGAAACTGTGTGTTTAAAATATTATCCTCATGATTCAGAAATACGTAAAATAACAAAAAGAGTTGGTACTAATCCTAAGAGCAGAAAAGAAATATTCTCACTTATTGATGAAAGTATTATATTATGTTCTAATTGTTGGATTAAAGTTGATAATGACTTAATAGAGTTTATATAATATTACCAATCTGTACCATAATCTCTTACTACCGCAGCCCACTTCGTACCATATTCATCTACCATATTTCCTATATTCTCATCTTCTAAACCATTAATTATAAAACCAAATGGAGCCATATCTTGTTCTAATGCATTTTGTTGTTCTTTCATCATTGTCATACGGACATCACTATCAGTTAATTCTTTAAAATATTGTTGATCTGTTACCCAAGCAAATATAAACAAACACGCAACTAGATCATCATTACACCCATCATCAGCTTCATACGATGAACCTTTTACAATAAATGTAGATAATTCTCTAATAATATCTAAATCTTCTACAATAAGTTTATTATCTTCAATTAATTGTTTAAGATTAGAACAACCTATTTTCTTAACAGCCTTAGTAGTTCTTACCCCCAATTGTGCTTTACCACCGCTGAAGCCCCCTCCAAGTACCTGTCCTGACCGTCCACGCATGGAAGCCATAATTAGGTTGTCATACTCCAGATCAAACTGTAAAGTGTTAGCAACCTGTTCACCAATATCATTTACCTCTACAAGAACAAATGCTTGGTTATATGCGCGAGCAACTTCATAAATTTTTGATGGGAACAGTAGAGGTTTTACTTCATTGTCTCTATATTTTGCAACTACCCTATAGGGCATCTCCGTTACATCAACTACGATAAATGCAGAGTAGTCGTTCTGTGTTCCTCTAGCAACGTCAGCAGTAATTACATACGTATGTCCCTCTTGTGGTGCAATATGTAAATCCAGGCCTGCATTTGATTTTATAGGTTCCCTATAAGGTAATACTTTAAGTTTTTGTGTGGATATAAGAGTATTAATAGAGCCAAGAAAATTACACTCAAATTCTGTTTGAAACTGTTGTTCTGAAGTGTTCTTGATAGTTTCTTTCTTCCACTCCTCATCCCGGCCAGGAACCTCACTCCAATGTACCTCAATAGGAACATATGTATTTCTACCTTCCTCTGCATCTACCCACAATTTGTAGAACATATTCATACCGTGTGGTGTAGAAACAATCATCACCTTTGTTGTTTTACCAGAGGAGATGGTAGGATATACAGAGGAGAAGAACTGTTCAGCCACGTTTGCTGGAACGTAGGCAAACTCATCTAGAAATATAATATTATAAGACCCACCACGAACAGCACTTGCAGAAGTAGAAGATGCAAGAATCTTACTACCATTCTCTAACTCAAGTGATCCTTTATTCCAAGACATAACGCCTTGTTGTAACCACTTGGGTAAGTGTTCATAGGCAAGTTGTAATCTTCCCAACAAATCTCTTGCAGTTGCAGCTTTGTTTGCCAGGATTGCAACATTTACAGAATCATTAAAAATAACGTAATGGAGCAAATAAGAAATGATAGTAGTAGATTTACCAGACTGTCTTGGTAGTTTACATATAGTAAAACGATTACTATGAAACGTACCTATCATTTCCTTTTGAAAATCATAAAGATCAAAAGGAATAAGACCCTCATCTAGAGAAACAATTTTTATATAGTTTCTGATAAAATAGATAGGGTCTTTCATACATAAAGAAAACTCTTCTATTTGTTCCTTTGTCCATTCTTGTTGGACATTGGCTCTTTTCAATAGAGGGTTGCCGAGATAAACACCTTCACTCATTATGTTTACCTTTAATAAGTTTTTGTAATTCAGCAGTTGATCCTACGAACAATGCGTTAGTAACATTCTTAGGAGCAATATTTGGAACTTCTTTAAGTCTCTTCATCTTCTCTTGAAGATCACCCAGTTTTTCAGCAACTTCTGCTACTTGTTTGATAAGATTTCCCGCAACCTCATACCCCCTTGGGTGTTCGCCTTCCTTTGCGATTTCAAGTATTCCATCAATCGCAGTTGAACCTTTCTCAACCAAAGCATGAAAAGTATCTCTTTGAAGGTTATAATCTTTTTCAATCTCATCTTCTTCAATATTATTTTCAACTATTATTGGTAAAGTTTCAGACGTATCTTCATAGTTCAAAGGTTCTGTTTGTAATGTTTGAATATCACCAGCAACCCCAAGAGCTTTACTTAATTCTTTAAGGGGATCAGACATTATGTATCCACATCTGTACCTGTTACGGGATCATAGTTCTTTGCGTCCTCAAAGAATGAAGATGTTTCATTAAAACCAAAGTCATCACTTGCATCAGAATTATCAGGAGTTGGTGTTACTGTATACCTTTGTTCACGTTTAGGTGCTTGATCAGGCAAGTTACTATACTGATCAACTTGTACCGTTTTAATAACAGCCTGAGAGGTAACAGGACCATAGAGATAAAACTTTGCAGTGAAATCTAAGGTATAGATTATTGCTCGTCTAGATTCAAAATCTCCCTGATAATTATCCTCATATGCTACACTATTCAACACAATAGGAACATCTCTTTTAATTCCCATGTCTGCCATATCATTAATTGTAAGAGTATAGTCTGGTTGGAAGTATGGAAGAATTTGTTCAATAATCTGTAGAGAGTCATCAGATTCTTTAGCCATAACATATAACTGTATATTTAAATTATAAGGTACAGGCATATACTGAGTATCAAGACGATCATCATTTTTACCCTTAACTTTTTTAATTTTCTGTACTCTATTAAGTTTTCTGCCAGGATCGTATTGAAGATTTTGTATTTCAAAACCAATACGTGGAAGAGTAATAGCAACTGCCTTTGATAGATCAGCATCCTCATTCAACCGAGCAAGCCATTTCTGTCTTGGGCCATAAGCAAGAGGAACTTTCATTGATTGTTTTATATTACCATCATTGTCCTTACGAACAAGTTGAATATTATTAAAAGTTGTTCCAAAAGCAATAATAACTTTTCTTATGCTTTCGTGGTAGAACTGAGTTCCTAACATTACGAATTACTCCCTACATCCCCAAATGGATTTGATTCACTAAAATCTAATACTGTATCGTCAGCAGAATCGAACAACTCATTTTGAGCTCCTTGAATACCTGATGAAGAACCGTCACCTATTATATAGGTTTCTTGGATTAAGTATTCTTTATTACCTGTATCTGCGTCATTCTCAAGAAGGAGAACACCAGCGGATGTTGTCATATCACTATCCTCATAAACTACAAGTTCATCTGTATCATTTTCGTGTATAATACGACCAGAATTGTCTTCCATATTTATAGCATTAACTACAGCACTTTCTGATTCCATTGTAAATTGGTATTCAGAAGTAGATGTTGATATTGCATCCTGTATCGCATCTATATCATCTATACCAGTATCAAGTTCTTCAGAAGCATAATCATACAGGCGGCATCTTAATTTGTATACTGGATTGTTATCTAACTGAAAGAAAGGCTCATCATGATCTACAAAATTAACTTGAAACATCTTTTTGAGTATAGGGTGATAAATTGCATCACCTTCATAAGGCCGATCCGAATCTGTTGCATCTGTCTCTGATATAATGTAGAAATCACTTCCTTCTAAATCTGTAGTTGTTTCAGCAAGTGTTCCGCTTTCTAATAGAATAGAACCACCTTCTTCTGCTGTGGTTCCATCAACGTCAATAGAAGTGCCAGACTCTATAGTGATTTGTTTTGTGAGCTCTTGAAATCTTATTTTGTTTACTACAAAGGTTGCTTCACTTAAATTCTGCAAACCAAACTGGTTCATTATCTCTCGTTCACCAGCAAAACCACCGTCTGCATTTTCCATATACATTTCTACTTTTGCAGCATCTTTAAATTTAGAAAGAGTGTCTCCACCAAGAATAGTGTCTTCTGCAACAATAGTACGATCCATGTAATAAACATCATGGCCGTATATTTGAATTGCTTCAGCAACTAAATTTGAATATAAACTTTGTTCTGTTGATATTGCAGCAACATTACTAGTATGAAAAAAAGAATTGACAGCCATTCTATTATCCTACCATATAACTAACTGGTAATTCAAATGTTA